ATTTATAACGTTTCGAATAATACAATATATGAAATATTAAACTGCAAACACTGGACAACTAAAGATTTGAAAAGGGGATGATGAAAATGTGTGAACAATGTAATGACCATGCACAATGCAACTGTGATACTTTAGATGTTACCGAGATTTTGTCACTTCCAGAGTTGCAAAGCGGCGGACATAGCACCAAACAATGGTTTGAAGAAACCAGTTGGTGTGAAATGGATGAACAAAGAAAAATTAATCAATTTAGAAACTATGAGTTAATATTCTTATCACATCCTTTTGCCGACGACCCAAAAGCTAACAAGCAGAGAGTTGACTTTTTAGCAAAAGAGATTAGAAGCAACAATCCCAACGCATTAATCCTATCACCTTTACACAGCTTCTCATACTTCGATACAGACGATATGAGAGATGCTATTATGCATGAGTGCTATATGATGATTGAGCGTGCAGACACCTGCGTATTTATCCAATATGACGGCTTCTTAAGCAGTGGGCAGTCTGATGAGATATTATATGCTGAAATGTTAGATAAGGATATAGAAGTAGAAGAAATTGACCAGTTGATGCTGGATAAGAAGTTGGGTATTAGATGAAATGCCAACGATGTGGGGCTGAATTCGCCAGCGAAGGTGCAACAGATAAGATGTTAGATTATAATTTGTGCATACTTTGTATAATGGAACACAGTAGAAAAAGTGATGAAAGTTTAGAAATTTTTGCTGAAACTAAAAGAGAGAGTCATTTTAAAATGTAAGATCATCTGCATATATTAGTATATGCGGAGGTTATTAACGTCGTTAAGAGGGTGGCTATCTCACGCGGGACCGTATACCCTTGGAAGAAGGCTTCCCTCTTAAATATATATGCGCGCGTCAAAGCAATACTAGTTAAGTGATAATCCAGCCGTATGCTGAGAGAAGTGGGTAATCAATCCCACACGCGCGTTCCAATTTATGTTGCAGGCTAGTTGTTAGCTTGCTATTTACTTCTGCTAGCTGACGGAGGTTAAACTATCAGCTGTTAATTTGATCTTCCACTTATGCTGAAAACTGACGAGTTAAAAGTTAAAAAGATTACCACAGGCAGAAGGGTTAACTGCTAGGTATAAGTGGAGCATTAAATTAATTTTAGTAGAGTAGCTCAAATGGTAGAGCAGCCGGCTGTTACCCGGAAGGTTGTAGGTTCGAGTCCTACCTTTACTGCCAATTTTATGACTGGCAAGAATACTAGTTGAGGATAAATTCCGCTTGTCAGTCACCAATTTAAATTAATTGTAAAATATTACTTATTGTGTTTTATACTATATAATGTAATCAGAAGGTAAGGGAAACACAAATTGAGGGGGATAAAAATGAAAAAAGTAATTGGTAAAAGTGTTAAGATTAAAAAGCATGGTGGTATTTATTCTGGTGGCAAAATAACCGACATTAAGCGTGATGATAAAGGTATTATGCGTTATAAGGTTGGTGGTGATGGTGGCGATAAATGGTATATGATTACACAGCTTTATCCTAGACCAGATGGATCGACAGTTTATGCTTATCCGTATTCCGTATAATTAAAAAGGTGGTTAAATGAAAATAAAATTATCAGAGCTAGCAAATGTTAAAGGAGTTGGCCAAAAGACTTTACAAAGAATTAGAGAATATAAGTTAGCTGATGAAGGTTATGTTAGTAAGTATGATCCGAGCCTACACCTTGACATTAATTCAGTTAATAAGGGTGAATGTCTTGAGTTAATGAATGGAATTGAGGATAAGAGCGTCGATATGATACTAGCTGACCTTCCATACGGCACAACAGCTTGTAGTTGGGATAGTGTTATAGATTTAGATAAGTTGTGGCTACAATATGAGAGAGTTATTAAAAATAATGGAGCTATTGTATTAACTGCTAATGAACCTTTTACAACTAAACTTATTGATAGCAATATAAAGTTTTATAAATATAGTTGGGTTTGGAATAAAATTATTGGCAGCGGAACTTTGTTGGCCCAAAAGCAACCTTTGAGAGCAGTAGAAAATATATGTGTTTTTTATAAACAACAACCAACTTATAATCCACAAATGAGAGAAAGAGATGAAAATAAATTAAGGCCGTTAGCAAAAAGCAATTCTAGTGAAATATATGGTAACAATGATGGTGTTGTTAAAGAAAGAAAAGAAAATAAAAAGTTTCCAATAAATATTATTAATATTAATTCAAGGACTAAAGAATTGAATAGTAAACACAAACAACATCCCACTCAAAAGCCAGTAGCCTTATTTAAATATCTTATTAAGACATACACTAACAAAGGTGATTTAGTATTAGACAATGTAGCAGGTTCTGGCACAACAGGGGTTGCGGCTAAAAACTTAGATAGAAACTATATACTTATAGAGCAAGAACAAAAATATATTGATGTGATTAATGAAAGGTTAAAATAAATTTTAAGTGGGCTAGGGTAGCTCCCGAACCCCGTACCCTTTCGGGTGCCCACTAATATATTTTTTAAAGGGCAAGCACAATGAGGAGTGCTAATAATTTAAAAGGGAGTGCTATTATTAGAAAACAAATTGAACACTTTGACACAATTGTTGATTTATTAAGAGGCGATGGGAGTATAATTGTTAATAAGAATTTAGTTTTTGCCACAAATCACAATACAGCAATGATGTATTCGGAGTTAATGGGTAAATATAGGTATTTTAAAAGACAAAATCAATTAACAAATGATGGATACTTTTTTAACACAGTTGATAATATGAGATTAGATACTGGGCTTGCTAAAACTGCTCAAAAAAATGCTATTGAAAATTTGATTGAATTAGGATTAATTGAATATGAGTTGAGAGGTGCACCACCAAAAAGATACTTTAAGCCTATTAAAGATGTTAATAAAATAGTTAATTTACTCAATAAAGGTGCAAGAAAAATTACTAAATTAGAGAAAAAACTAGGCGTGAGGGCTGACGAGGCACAAATCTCTTATAGCAAGCGTTTTGAAACGGACGCTGCAAGCGATTCGAATCGGACGCAATCAGCGAGTAATAATACTAATGGAACTATACTAAGTAATAAAAAACCTAATGGTGATGATGAAGCTTTCAACAAACAGGCTAATAAAGTGGTATTCGACATATGGGAATATTACAAATTAGCTGTTGAGGATTACTTTCAACCTAGAAAGTTGACATCTAAGCGTAGAGGTAAAATTAGAGATATGCTAGAAGACTTTTCGGTTGATGAGATTAAGCAAGCTATTGATAATATTGCAGCTAATAATTTTATGACAGGACAGGTTGATGGTAACTTTAAAGCTACAATTATGTATTTATTCCAATTTGAGAATATGGAAAAGTGGATTGCTAATTGTAAAGTTGATAATCAGATGGAAGAAATTGATTATTATGCAGATTTATCATAACGATATAATCAAGCACAGGCTAGTTGATTTAGGGTTGGCACATTATAGTGAGGTGGATTAGATGCATGATAAATCTAGTTTATTAAGGTGTTTTAGGTATGCAGATGAAAATGACATAGGCCACATTTTAGTTGAAATTAAAATTAAAGATTATCCAGAAAAAGAAATAGTGTTAATTAAAAACGCTAATTTTGGGGAAAAGATTAGATATTATATTGAAAATTATACAGAAGAATTAAAACTTAAAAATAATAATGATATACAAATAGTTAATTTTTATTCATTTAATAAATGGAAGATTTTAGATTAACTCATAATTAATATAACATTACAAGGAGTGGTAAGATGATATGCCGAGATTGCGGGAAAGATAATAGAAGTGGGAGAGTTTATTGCGAGAAATGTAGTGGAAAACTTTTCAGACTTTAGGAGGTGAAGTTTTGGCCCGACAAAGTATATACAAAAGAGATGGTTGGGATGGAAAATTAGATTTAGTAAAAGGTTGGGCCAGACAAGGCCTTACTGATGAACAAATAGCAAATAATATGGGAATAGGGAAAACTACTTTATATGATTACAAAAATAAATATCCGAAGTTTGCGAACGCCTTAAAAAAGGGCAAAGAAGTTGTTGACTTTGAAGTTGAGAACGCTTTGCTTAAAAGAGCTTTAGGTTATAATGTAGAAGAATATAAAAAAGAGTTGGTTAATGGTGAGTTGCAAATTACAGAAATTAAACAAAAACATATTAAACCAGACACAACTGCTATGATTTATTGGCTTAAAAATAGAATGCCTAAATATTGGAACGAAGGCAGATTAGAAGATAGCGATGAAAAGTTAGAACAGTTTATTGATGCAGTTAATGATATGGATGTGAAACGATGAAATTAAGTCCTAAGCAAAAAGATTATATTGAAAATGGAAATGCAAGGTGGAATTTACTCACAGGTGCTGTTAGAAGTGGTAAATCACATTCTAGTTTACTTAATATACCTAGAAGGCTTAAACAATTGCCAGATGGCAGAAGAGCACTAATAGGAAAGACTGAAACAACTATAATGAGGAATATCCTTGATCCGCTTAGAGATATGGTTGGTGCTAAATATGTTAGTGAGATAGAAGGGAAGAAAAGAGAAGCTACTATATTTGGTAAAAAGTTTTATTGTATTGGTGCTAATGATGCAAGGTCAGTTAAAAAGTTACAGGGTGCTGGATTAATTTATGCTTATGGAGATGAGATAACAACGTGGCCTGAAGAATTTTTTAATATGCTTAAATCTAGATTAGATAAGAAAAATTCTAAATTTGATGGTACTTGCAACCCAGAAGGACCATATCATTGGTTAAAACAAGATATAATAGATAATGAAAAATTAGATGTATACCATCAACACTTTACAATAGATGACAATCCTTTCTTATCAGATGAATTTGTTAAGCAGCTCAAACTAGAATATACAGGTGTTTGGTATCAGCGATATATATTGGGTAAGTGGGTACTCGCCGAAGGGTTAGTTTACCCAGATTTTGATGATAATAATTTTTATGAAAAGTTGCCAAAAATTAAACAAGAATGGATATCATGCGATTATGGAATTACAAATGATACTGTGTTTCAGCATATTGGACTAGGTTATGACAATAAATTATATATTATGCACGAATATAGGTGGGGTGAAGCTAGCAGTGGTTCCGCCAAGACCGATGTTCAATTAAGAGAAAAATTGCAAGAATTTATATTGAAATATAATATTACACCACAATGGATATTCATTGACCCGTCAGCCAAATCTTTTATAGTGGAATTATATCAACACAGAAAACAATTTAGTCAATTTGGTAGAGTAGCTAAAGCAAATAATGAGGTGCTAGATGGAATAAGAAGAGTTAGTAGTTTAGTTGCTAACAACAGGTTAATGATTAATCCTAAATTAGAAAAATTAACACAAGAATTCAATTCATATAGTTGGGATAGTCGCAAACAAGAGGTTGGGGAGGATAAACCTATTAAGGAACATGACCACGGATTAGACGCATTGAGATATCTAATTAATGGAATACCAAGAATTAGAAAAAGAGTTTTGAAAGGTGGTGATTAAATGGCAAGTTGGATAGATAATAAATATAACAAATATCACGATAAAATGCAAGAGTATGCTGCATGGTATTCTGGCTCATCTGAAGAATTATTAGATTATTACTTAGGCGTAAAAAGTTATGAGATGAAAACTGTCAATGATTACAATTTAGAAAAACGGGGAATGTTTTGGGAGAAGGATATTCATAACGATAGAGCAACAATGTTACACGTTCCAATAGCGGGCGATATTGCTTCTACTTCAGCTGACTTCTTATTTTCTGAAATGCCGGATGTTAAGATACCAGAGGCACACGAAGAAACAGCAGAAAATAATGCGGTTGATGCTCAAGATAGACTCGACACTATCATTGAAGAAGGCGATGTGTACAGCAGATTACTGGAAGGAGCTGAAACTTCTTCAGCAATTGGAGGAGTATTTGTCAAGTTAGATTGGGATGCAGATGTAAAAGAGTTTCCTATTCCAATAATGGTACAGCCTGATAATGCGATGTGGACATTTAAGTGGGGATTTCTTCAGAGTGTTAAATTCTTCAAAGTTATTGACCATCCCGACAACAATGTATATTATCGCTTAGTTGAAACTAGAACAAAAGACAATAATGGTAAAGGTGTAATAATCAATGAATTATACAAAGGTACAATGACTAATTTAGGCAACAGAGTGTCGCTTGAGAGCCATGAGGATACCAAAGGAATGGAAGAAGTTATTGAACATGGGCTAGATAGCCTATTAGCTTGGTATGTGCCTAATAAGAAGCCTAACAGGTTATGGAGGGGTTCTGCATTAGGAGAAAGCGATTTACAAGGCATAGTTGGATTAATGGATGCTATTGATGAAACATATACTAATTGGGTGAGAGATTTACGCATAGCAAGAGGAAGAATTATTGTGCCAGAATATATGTTAGAAACTGACAACGATGGTAACTTGTATCATGATATTGACAAAGAAGTTTTTGTAAAAGTTGGTGGGATAGCAGATGCCGCTGAACAAGGTGATGTTACTGCAGTGCAATTTGACATTAGAGCACAGCAGCATTATGAAACAGCAATGGAATTGATGAAGCAAGCATATAGTGGAGCTGGTTATTCTCCCGCAAGTTTTGGCTTAGGAGATAGCACAAATAATGCAACTGCAACTGAAATCAAGCAACAGCAGAGTAAATCATTTAAGACTTCTGCTAAAAAGGCTAAGTATTGGACTTCTACATTAGAGGATATGTTCTATTGGTTGCTGCAAGTTGACAATTACGCTTTTGGTAATAATAATGCAGATTATAAGGTGCAAGTTAATATCAAGGATAGTGTGCAAACTGATCCAATGCAGAAAGCTGACAGCATTAACAAACTTGTGCAAGCTAAAGCAATGAGCATTGACACTACTGTTAAACAGATACATCCACAATGGAATGAAAAGCAAGTTGAGAATGAAGTTAATCGCATAATGCAGGAAAATGGAATGGTAGTCAATGAGCCAGACGATTTAGTTTAGAAGGGAGTGTTAAAAATTTCTAAATACAGAAAAAAACCAGTTGTAATTGAAGCAATCCAATATCATTATAACGAAAATTCAGCTAAGTTAGAAAGTTTTATTGATGATGAGAGTTTAGGTTATGGTGAATTCCAATATTTTATTGAAACATTAGAAGGGGCTATGAAAATTAATGATGGAGATTACATTATCAAAGGTATAAATGGAGAATTTTATCCTTGTAAACCTGATATATTTCACAAAACTTATGAAAAAGTGTGATTAAATGGCTAAAATTGATGATTTAACATTAAAAGTTGGTAGAGTATATGCTCAAGCTGAAAGAGATATTATTCAGCGGATAGCAAATAGATTAAGGAAGGATAAAACGCTTAGTATTGAGCAATGGGAATTAAGAAAACTAAGAGAATTGCAGACTTTGCGGAGTGGTATTGAAAAACAAATAGTTACTAAGTTAGATAATTTTGATGAGAAGGAATTACAGCCTATTATACAGGAATTATATAATCAAGGTTCAAAAGATGCTATTGCTGATTTGCGAAAAGTATATAATATTAATGAAATAACAACTGATTTTGGTAAGATTGATGAAGCCACAGTTGCTAATTATACTAAAGCGCTCAAAGATAATCTACAAGGCACACATCTTAGAATAGTAAGGCAGGCTGATGATGTGTATAGGCAAGCGGTTAGTAGAGGAGTTAACACTGTTCTAACCGGAAGTGGAACACGGGTTGAAGGTTCACAAAGAGTGTTAAATGAGTTTGCTAATAAAGGTGTTACTGGATTTGTTGATAAATCAGGTAGAAGTTGGAGTCTTAAAACTTATGCTGAAATGGCAACTAGAACTACAGCTGCTAGAGCAAGAATAGATGGCTCATTAAATAGATTTCAGCAGAATGGTGAAGATTTGGTAGTTGTTTCAGCACACGCTGAAAGTTGTCCAATATGTGACCCATGGGAAGGTAGAATATTAAGTATAAGTGGCAAAAGTGAAGAATATCCTTCTGTGGCTGAAGCGGAAGCAGACGGGCTTTGGCACGCAAATTGTACTCACAACGCAACGCTTTGGGTAGAAGGGTTAACAACTAAACCTGAGCCTGTTGATAGTGCTGATAATTATCAGGAAAGACAACAGCAGCGTTATAACGAGCGACAAATCAGAAAATGGAAACGCAGAGAAGCAGGTGCTATGACAGAAGATGAAGCTAGAAAGGCTAAAAATTATCGCAAAAAATGGCAGGAAAAACAGAAAGAATTCATTGAAGAAACTGGAAGGTATAGAAAATATGAACGAGAACAGATTAAAACTGCTAGATAAAAATTACGTTTCATCCGCGTTAGAGATGTAAAATATAAGGAGGAATTATAATGACTGATGAAAAAGAAAAAGTAGAGCAAAAAGAAAATGTTGAGAATGCGACAGCTGAAGAAGTCGATAAAACAGAAAAGGAAGATAAAACTCAACAAAAAGAAGTAGATAATAGTATCCCTTATGACAGATTTCAGCAGGTTATTGAAGAGAAGAATGAATATAAGCATGAATTAGAGAAGCTAAAAGATAAGCTGGCTGAAATGGAAGACCCGGAAGAATTAAAAAAAGAATATGAGAGCAAAATTGATGAGATTAGTCAAAAGTCAGTTAGAAAACAGAAAGAATTTGCGGTTAAAGAAGCTGCATTAGCTGAAAATGTTAACAAGAAAGCGTTGAATGATTTTGTGCAAGTCGCAGACATCGATAGCTTAGAAGTTGATGATGAAGGTAATGTAGTTGGAGTTGATGATTTAATTGCAAATATGAAGGAAGAAAAAGACTATTTCTTTGAAAAAAGGAATAGTAATAGCAGTAAAACAGCTGGAGATTTTAACACAGGCGATGATGACACAGGTAATGATAGCAACGAAGATTGGGCCAAGAGAATGGCTGATAAATTTACATTTTAATTAAAAATTATAAAGGAGAGATTTTAAATGGCTAATAGTATTGCACTAGCAAAAAAATATACAACTTATTTAGACGAGGTTTACAAAAGAGGATTAACTTCCGATGTATTAAGTATTCCACAGGAATTAGTTAGAGATGGGCAAAATGCAGGTGAAGTATTGCTTCCAAAAATTGCATTAGACGGATTAGGTGACTATGATAGAGCAACAGGTTATCCTACAGGTTCTGTTAACTTTAATTGGGAAACTCACACATTGACACAAGACAGAGGTGTTCAGTTCACAATTGATAGACAGGATAATTTAGAAGCATTAGATAGCGTATTTACATTTACTGCTAGTCAATTTTCTAAACAAAAAGTTGTGCCAGAATTAGATGCTTACAGATATGCTCAAATTGCTTCTAAAGCAGGGACAGTTGTTAATGCCGACTTGGATAACACAAACACAGTAGAAGCTATTGATGCAGCTATTGTTAACCTTGAAGATAGCGAAGTTAACAAAGAAGGTATGCGTCTATTCATGACACCACAAATGTATTCTAATGTTCGCAACTCTGACTTATTCCAAAGAGATGTAATGGATATTGGTGACAGAACATTTGATACTTATGATAATATCCCAGTAGTCAAAGTCCCACAAGGTAGATTTTATACTGGAATTACACTCAACGATGGTAGTACTACTTTTGGATATTCTGCAACTACTGGTGGAACAGATTATGAACTTAACTTCCTGTTAGTGCACGATGCAGCTGTACTTCCAATTGTGAAGCAAAGACAACTTAAAGTATTTGACCCAGATACTAACCAGAGCACAGATGGATGGTTAATGCAGTCTAGAGTATATCACGACATCTTTATTCCAGATAATAAGACTGTTGGAATCTATGCTCACACAAAAGCTACAGCTATAGTGTAAGGGTGATAATTAATGAAAATTAGAAGAGGCGGTGTTACTCGGCACGTGTCAGAGCGTGCCTTTGACACCAAATTTAAGCAGCAAGGATATGAAATTGTAGAGGAAGTTGAAGAGAAAGAAGAATTGGCAGATAAAACAGTTGATGAATTAAGAGAAATTGCTAAAGAAGAAGGATTAACTGGTTACTACAAATTAAATAAGGATGAATTGACAGCTGAAATTGAGAAGGTGAAGTAAATGAATGTAGGAGAGACAATATTAAAACTATATAATTGGATTAATGGAGAAGCAATAACAAATATAGCAAATGGTAGGAAAGCAGTATTAACTGAAACTCAATTAATAGAATCTCACTTTTCAGAAGAATATACAACTGCACAGACTGATACAGCAATAATCACACCTTCTGCTGGTAATAGACTAATTATAACTGATGTCGCTATACACACTAATGCTACAACTGGAGTGGTAGAGTTAGATTTAGGCGGCGCAAAAGTCGCGAGGTTATATTCAAGTGTTAATAATCGTTTTGCTCCACAAGTCAAAAGTGGAACAGGCGCAGTTGACCAACCACTAACATTAACTACTACTACCGGAACAAACAAAGTATTTGTGTCGGTTAATTATATAGAAATTGAAGGTTAGGTGATAAAATGGCATATGCAACATTAACAGAATTAGCTGATTATCTAGGTGTGTTAGAATCAGACCTACCAGACGACGCTAATAGGTTATTAGAGCGAGCAAGCGAGTTGATAGACTATTACACATTAGGTAGGATAATTGCCGGAGAAACAGCATCTAAAGCTACTGTAAGGCAGTATGAATGGTGGAGTCAATTCGATGAGTTTAATACGCAACAATTTTTTAGCAGCATACAGATTGGTCCCTTTCAGGCTAGTAATGCGGGGCAAGCGGGACAAGGTGGTCCTCCAGAGTTAGCACCGAGAGCTAGGCAATTATTATTATTAGCCGGATATCTCAATAGAGGTGTTGATGCACGATGAAACTACCCAAAATTGTACAGCCACATACAGCTACTATTAAACCTTATCTTGGCGAGGGTGCTTATGGCCCAGTCTGGGGTGACACTTATGACATAGACTGCTATTTTGTGCATAAGAAAAAAATAACCTTTGATGAGGAAGGAAATGAAATTACATCACCTTCACAGTTGCATACTTCTGCTGACATCAAACCTAAAGAACAATCAGAAGTTAGCTTTGAATGGACAAGCAAACCATTAGAAGTGATTGCAGTCAACAGATATGACAATGCACTAACTGGCAACTTATCAAATGTAGAGATAATGTTGAGGTAGGTGATTATATGGCAAAGTTCAACTGGTTTGATGATGTAGTCGATGAACAATTAGAAAAAGCAGGCAGAGCCACTTGGAGAGCTGCTGAATCAATATTAACCGAGTCTAATAAGAAAGTACCGCATGATACAGGAACGCTTGAGCGAAGTGGAGTTGTAACTCAAGATGGATTAAGTGGTATGCCAAAAACTGTGTATAATCAAGCTGAAAATGAACAATGGCCAAAGCATAATTTCAAGTTTGATTTTCGCAAAAAGCCGATATTCTACATCTCATATAACACGCCTTACGCAGTTGAAACTCACGAAGTATCAAAAAACTACAGAAATGGTAGAGAAAGCAAGTGGCTTGAAACTACATCAAAAGCAATGAGTGGAAAGATAGAAGGTTGGATAAAAGAAGAAATGAAGAAGGGATAATATGCTGGATGAAGTAATGCAAAGACTGGTAAATAATATAACAGACATAATTTATGACGAAACTGGCATAAGTGGTAACATATTTCAAGATAATATGCCAGCTGAACCAGATATTGCTGTAATGGTGCAAGGTACAGGCGGCTTTCCACGTGATATGTGGTTAACAGATTATTTTGAGCCTACTATGCAAATTATTGTTAGAGGAACACGTGACCCAAGAGTTGCAAGAAGTTTGGTTGATGAAATTATAGCAGAAATTGGGGTTTTAGGAGAAGAAAAATTTATAACGTCTGGCGATTGGTATGTTATTAAGTGTCAAGCTATACAACCGATGGGAATTTATATCGGGCCAGATGACAATAACAGACACAGATTTTCAGTTAATTTTGAAATGGAAGTTAAAAAAATATAAGGAGTGATTAATTAAAATGGCAGCTACAAACAAAGTATTAGCAAGAAATTATACTATTGAAGTATATGACGGAATAGCTTATTTGCCAATCAATGGTATTAACACGCTGACAATTTCAACAGAGAAGGAAAGTTCAGACACTACAACTTTTGATAGCAATGGAATGGCTGAACACTTAGCAACACAGCGGGCTAAAACAATTTCAGCAGAAGGTTATGAGTATTATGACGGAGCTACTCAAGATGCAGGGCAGGCAGAAGTTGAAACTCTATCAGACGCAGTAGGGACAGCAGCAGAAAGCACATTGCACATTGTACACGATAATTCTGGCAGAGAAAAATGGCTTAATGGTACATTTAATTTGGCAGATATTGGTGGAGGTAACAATGACCCTTCCAGTTGGGGTTTTGAGTTTGAGAGAACAGGTGCTTCATTAGATACTGACCCTAACGTATAAAAGGAGGTTAATTAAATGGCGGATTTAACATTACAGGAGTTTGATTTAGCAGGGTTAACACCTTCATTTTCAGCAGCAGATGTTGCAGGTGATAGTTTTGTTAACAATGGTAAAACATTATTATATGTAAAGAATGGAGATGCATCTTCACACGATGTAACACTTAATATACAAAAG